AAGGGGGTGTGGGGTCAGACGCCGTCGCGGGCAATGATGCCGACGGCGGCCAGCTGGCCAATCTTGGTGGTGATCTTCGCGCCATCATCGACGGTGCCGTCATAGGCGAGGCCTGCACGCGACACGATCGAGGGGCCGCGCACCACGACGATGCCGGTCGCATCGGCAAGGGTGGCATCGACGGCGTAGAGCAAGACGGCGCTGGCGGTCTGCGCGCCGTCGCTGCCGCCACTGGTCGACAGCTTGTACTTGCCGCTGGCGGTGATTTTCCCGAGTACCGAGCCGACAGGGTACGGCATTCCTTGCAGCAGGGTCACGACTTCGCGGGTATAGTTCGGGTTGACCTCATATTTGAGGACATCGCCCATGCTGGGCGGTTCCGTCAGGACGGGCATTGGTCAGTCTCCATGTTTTGGGGCTTGGCAGGTGGTTCAGCGCGAGGCTGTGGCGGCCTTCTTTGCGGCGGCGATGATCGGGCTGTCTTTGGCGGCCGCCGCAGCCGGGGCCGTGGCGATAATGCCTGCGGCATCGCCGCGCGAGGCAAGATCGGCCAGCACGCGGGCGCGCAGGGCTTCGGGTTTCAGCCCGCGCGCGACGGCGTCGGCGGCGTCGATATCCACACCCAGCCGGGCAGCCTGCGCGCAGACCTGCGCCACTTCGGCCGCCTCGGCGCGGATGGCATCGGCGGTCAGGCTCGCTGCGTCACCTGCGGGAGCAGCCGGTGCAAGTGCCTCAGACGTGGGCGTGGGCGCCGCGACGGGCGGTTCAGGCGTGCCCGGTGCGACGGACTCGGTGGACGGCGTGGCATCGGCAATCTGATCCGAATTCGGGGTGTCGGTGGAGTGGGTGGTCATCTGTGGACCCTTTCTGCTGGTGGGATTGATGCCCCCTGGGGCGGCGGCGAAGGCGCGGAAGGCGGTGATTGGATCCGCAAGTTCGTCGGCAAGACCTGCAAAGATTGCGGCCTCGCCCCGAAACACCGCCGCTTCGGTGCCCAGCGCTCGCGCGACGTCGATCCGGTCTCCACGACCATCGGCGACGGTCTGGGCGAAGAGCAGGCGCAAATCCTCCAGCTCGCGCTGCATCTGGTCGCCCACGGCCTTGGGCAGTGGTTGGTAGGGATTGGCGTCGATCTTGTGGATCCCGGCATGGATCAGCGTGACAGCGATGCCTTTCTGGTCCAGCGCGCCGCTCATGTCGGTGTGCAGGGCCACGACGCCGATGCTGCCGACGGCCCCGGTGCGCGGCAGGATGATCCAGTCGGCCTGGCTGGCGAGAACGTAGCCAGCGGACAGCGCATGTTCGGCCACGAAGGCCTGCACCGGCTTTTGCGCGCGGGCGGCGCGGATGCGATCGGCCAGATCGAAGGCCCCGGCGACTTCACCGCCAAAGCTGTCGATATCGAGAGCGATGCCGAGCACCGCAGGATCCGTGATCGCCGCGTCGATCTGGGCGGCAATGCCCTCATAAGAAGTGAGGCCCGAGGATTGCCCGATCCACGCCCCGCGATGCACCAGCGTTCCGGCGATTTCGATCACCGCGATGCCGTCCACCACCGCGTAGGGCTGGCTTCCATTCCGTTGATGGCGTTGGGCGAGATCAGTGCCGAACAGCGAGGCGCGGGCTAAAAGGACGGCTTCGGCCTGATCAGCGGCATCGGTCTCCACGCCCTGAAAGGTGATGTCCTGCCCGGTGATGCGCGGACCCAGCCCTGACAAGAAGGCCAGTGCCTTGGCAGGGTCCACCATCAGTGGCGTGTTGAAGGCCCGCTGGGCGATCTGGGCGTGGTGCATCACGTGTCATCCTTCGGGTCGGGTTTGCCGTCGGCGCTATCGTCCATCTCGTCGGCATCATTCGAAGCAGAATCGTCATCCTTCGTGACCCCATGGCTTGGCCCCTGCGCCGGAGATCCCGGACGGCGGAAGTCGAGGCCCAGCGCCAGTTCGCGTTTGCGCTCGGCAGCAATCTCGCGGTCGACCTGTTCGGCGTCATAGCCGCGCTCGGAAATTGCCTGCGTGCGAGATTTAAGGCCCGCTTCGATCTGCAGTATTTCCGCCGAGGCGTCCTTCATCGGATCGATCCAGTCCCATTTCGTCGGCAACCAGGCGCAGGCCTGATATTGGCGCCGCTGGCTGTTATAGCCGGGCAAATCGATGTCCCCGGACAGCACCGCCACATCCATCCAGCGTGACCACACCGCGCGGCAGAGCTGGAACACCAGCACGCCATGCTGCCAGGCCGAGATGCGGCGGCGGAACTCGATCAGCGAAATACGAGTGTTGGAAAAATTGCCCTTGGCGGTGTCTCCGGTCAGATAGCCATAGGGGATGCCCAGCGCCGCCGCGATTTGCAGCAAGGTGCGGTACTGGAACGGCTCGTATGTGCCTCCCGAGTCCGGGGTGGCGGGGGTGGACACATCCTCGCCAGGATCGAGCCGCACCACCTGACCGGGCTCGACCTCCAGATCGTCTTCGGTCGGTTCCAGAGGGGTTTCGGGGGCGGGCGAGGTGATGAACATCGCGAACATCGCCGCGATCTTCTTCCGCTCCAACTCGGCATCGTCGTAGAGGTCCAGCGTGAACAGCTTCACGATCGCAGCGGAAAATCGTGATACGCCGCGCAGCTGACCTGCTTCGACCGGGTCCAATACGTGGATCACTTCGGATGCAGGCACCCGTGTCGTCTCGCCCGCAAGCCCCGGATCGGTCATGTCACCGGGGTGTCGGCGCAGGAAGTGATAGGCAACGCGGCGGCCGATACCGTCGAACTCGATGCCCTGTCGGATCAGGCCGACGCCGGGCAATTCGCGGCTCATGTCGAGCGGCAGCATCTCGGCGGGCAGCATCTGTAATTGCAGCGGTACGGTCAGACCATCCTCGGCCCGGCGCGGCCGAATCCGGATGAACACTTCGCCCGACAGGAACACCTCGCGCGCGGCGCGGCGCTGCAGCCCGTAGAAATCGGTCAGCCCTTCGGCGTCGGCATCATCGGTCCAGGCCAGCCACAGCGCCTGCAACTCTTCCTTCTTTGCGGCATCGGCGATGGTGGATGAGGGTTTAATGCCATCGCCGACCACATTGCTGGCGAAGGATTCCACCGCATTCGCTGCGTAGCCATTGTTGCGCACCAGCCAGCGGGCGCGGGCGGTGATCGTGTCACCAGATGCTGCGATCAGCGTGTTTACGTGGGCGCGGGAGGCGCGGAAGCCCCGCAACCGCCGGTGGGCCTGCGCCGCGTCAAACCCGCCGATGATGCTGCCGATCCGTTGACGGAAAGCCTCGAACGCCATGGATCACAGACCCTTTGAGGCGACAGTGCCCCAGCGCCGACGACGCGGGGTGCCCGAGGTGGCCGTCGCGATGCGGGTTTCCAGATCGGCAATGGCATTCGCCAGTTCAGCGTCTGAGCCATAATTGATCGACTTGCCGTCATAACTGACCGAGCGGACGCCCGCGTAGCGCGCCTCCTGCAGTGCGGCTAGCAGCGCGCGCATCCGTTCCAGATCCATCTCAATTCCTCATGAAGTTCGGTGTATAGACCCGGCGCTTGCGGCGCGGGGTGGTCGGTGTTCCGGCCTTTGGCGCGGCGGGTTCTTGCGGTTCGGGAGTGGCGGCCGGTTGCGGTGCCGGGCGCGTTTCCACCCCGGCCTGTTCTTCAAGCCGCCGCCATGTGGCCTCGTCCCAGCGATCGGCCCCGAGGATCCATGCGGCTGCGCGGGCATAGACCCGGCAATCCAGCGCCTCGTTGCGTTCGCGCATTTTCTGCCATTCGGGATGGGCATAGCCGCGCTTGTTGCGCACCGTGACCAGCTGTTCGGCCACCAGCTGCTTCAGCCATTCGGTGTCGATCCAGTCGGGCAAATGCACAGTGCCGGGCGCATCGCACACGCCCAAGCTGCGGTCCTCGTCGCTGGGCCGTTCCAGCCGCAGGAAGCGATAGGTCTCGGTCTTGAATGTCGCCGTGGCGATCGACCAAAGCCGTGCGCCGCGGCGCAGACGCTTGCCGCCGATGGTGGCATCGACAAAGGTCGGGCCCGACACCGGTGTCGCGCGGTTGAACCCTTCAAGACCCTTGATGGGCGAGACCTGCTCGAAGCCCTGCGCCCGCGCCCAGCCATAGACCGCCGCCGCCTCATAGCCGGTGTCGATCGCCAGCTTGGCGATCACCATCACCGCGCCGTTGGCATGGGTCCAGGTGCGCCCCAAGAGCGCCGTCAGCTTGTCCCAGCATTGCGGATCGTCAGGACCGCCCGGAATGACGATGTGATCGATCAGCCAGCTTTCCAGCCCGCGCCCCCAGGCCCAGACGTCGACCTCGATGCGGTCCTTCTGCACATCGACGCCTGCCGTCAGGAACAGACCGCCTTCGGGGATCTGCGCCCCGAAAGCTTCACGGCGCTCCGCCAGCCGCTGCCATTCCGGCGCATCGCCAGACTCGACCCAAGTTTCCCCAAGCAGCGTGTTGCGCGCCGCGCGCAGCATCTCTTCCGAGCCCTGCGCCGCCAGCCAGTCCCGCGCGATCTGCGCCCAGCTTTTCCAGCCCAGCGGTGAATAGAGCGCCGAGAGGTGGAAGCCGATGGAATGTGGGTCAACTGAGGTCGCCGTCGCACGCCATTCGCCGCCCTCCAGCATCTGCGTCTTGTGGTGCTCGGCGATGGGCTTTTCACAGCCCTCGCAGGAGTAGGCCGCCGTGTCGGGCCGCCCTTTGTCCCAGCGCAGGCGTTCGAACTGCAGCCATTGCATCACTCCGCAATGCGGACAGGGCACAAAGTACCGGCGCTGGTCTGACGCCTCGAACTCCCGTTCGATCCGGCTCAGCCCCCGAATGGTCGGCGTGGAGACCATGAACACCTTGCGACGGTGCGAGAACGTGGTGGTTCGCGCCTCGGCCAGCGTGACCGGATCGCCTTCCTCATCGGCGGAAGCCGGATAGGCGTCGACCTCATCGAGAAAGATGTAGCGCGCGGGCATCGAGCGCAGGCCGGTGGCGGAATTCGCTCCGGTCAGCACCAAGATGCCGCCGGGAAATTCCTTGGACAGCATCGAGTTGCCCGCATCGCGCGACCGCGCCGGGTTCACCCGTTCCCGAAGGGCGGGACTCTCGGCGATCAGCGGATCGAGCCGCCCGCGCGAGGTGCGCTTGGCCATCTCCACTGTTGGCAGCACCGCCAGCATCGGTCCCGGCGCGTGGTGGATGACGAAGCCGATCCAGTTGTTGCCCGCCTCGGTGGCGCCAACCTGCGCTGCCTTCATGAAGCTGATCCGCTGCGCCGGGTGGCGCGGCGACAGAACATCCATGATCTCGCGCAAGTAAGGCGTGCGCGCGGTGCGGTACTGGCCCGGTTCCGCACTGGCGCGCGACGACAGCTTGCGGTGCTGGTCGGCCCATTCCGACACCGTCAGATCCGGATCGGGCCGTATCCCGCTGCGCCAGGACCGCAGGATGTCCTCAGCCCCGTCAAAGCCGAGATCGAGGTCTGCGGTCAGATCGTCGGTGGCCGTGTCGTCGTTATCCGAGGCTGACCCGGAGATCGGCAAGGGCGTCGAGTTGCGCTCTGACATGGGTTTCCAGCACCCTCTGCAGGATCGCGGCCTCGATCATCACCGGTATGCCGGATTGTTTTTCCACCTCCGCGGCCACGTCCGCCGCCATCAACGCCGCGACCCTGCTGGGCCAGGTCACCCAGACGTCGCGTTCCTGCCGCGCCAGGCGAAACACCAGCGTTTCCGCTCGGGCGCGGTCGACCAGCGTGCCCTTCTTCTTCTGGATCGCCAGCTGGCGTTCCTGCGCCTGGTAGACGGTCAGCGCGGTGCGGGCCTTGAGGTAGGATGAGCTGTCGGCTGGCCCCGAGAAGCCGCTATCGCTGCCGGTGCTGCGGCGCTGCTGATCGGGATCGGTCATTTCGGCGCGTCGCAGATCCGAGGCTGCGGCGTTGATCGAGCCATCGCCGTAAACCACCAGACGCCCGGCCTTGCGGGCCTTCTGAATGGCCCCGCGCGACAGGCCGGAATGGGCGGAATACTCACGCTCGGACATACCTTCCATGGCGATTGGGCGTGCCCTCAAGATATTGGAAATAAACCGAAATAACGGTCTTATTCAGTTGATTACACTCGCCCGTCGAGCGATTCTCGGATAAGAAAATCACCCCCGGATCGGAGACACGCCCATGACAATCGCCCATCGCTTCAATACCGAAGCCGCCCGCCTGCTGCCGCACATGGCGGCAGACCTTGCGGTCGACCCCACGATCACCACGGCGGGTGAGATCGACGAGATCGTCTTTCGCCGCAGCGAATTCCTCGGCGGGATGGCTTGCGCAATCCTTGCCATGATCGAACAGCAGGAATGAGGAGACGAACATGACCGCCATCACCACAATCCGCATCGATCATGACGCGCTGCCCGACCAGTTTGACCGCTCGCGCCCCGACGCTGTCGCCGCCGCTATCGAGGCCGCACTGCGCGAGGAAAGTATCACCGCTGAGGCCTCGGACGTGATCTCGCATCTCAAGGTCGAACTGCCCACGACGCAACTGGCCGCTGCCAGCGCCGTGTTGGCCGAGCTGCAGCTGATTTAATGCCACCGAGTGTAATCAGAAAGCACTGATATTGCTCTGATTTGCCTACGATAATGGGCGCAGCAGAGCGATGGTGATGACACGCAAACGATGCAACTCACCAAACGGAGCCCCGCCATGACCCGCCTCAACCCTGCCACCACACCCCGCCACCAGCTACGCGCCGAGAAGGCCCGGCGTAATAAAGAGGCTGCCTTGAGCGCGTTCATTGCGAAAAAGGCGGAGATCGACGAGATGCTTGAGCGCCTGCAGGCCCTCAGCGCAGATCATTTCAACGCCCACCCCGACGAGATCAATTGGGGCGATGTCGGAACCCTTGAGCATTACGCGAGCCAACTCAAGCGTATCACGGACAGCGCGTTCAACGAGGGCGAATACGCCGAATAAACCGGCCACGCCGCATGATGCAGCCCGCCAACGCGGCGGGCTTGCCCCGGTAGAAGAGCGCGCCACCGCGCGTCGCATATCACAACCGGAGGCCCCCATGCCCAAACTCACCGACACGCAAAGCCTTATCCTCAGCGCCGCATCCCAGCGCCCGGACAACCTCGCCCTGCCATTGCCCAAGGGGCTGCATGGCGCAGCTGCGAAAAAGGTCATCAGCATGATGATCGGACGCGGCTGGCTCGAGGAAGTCGATGCCGACCTGCGAAAGGGCGAACCGCTTTGGCGGGAAACCGGCGATGGCCACGGCACCACGCTGGTGGTCACGGACGCGGGGTTGCTCGCCATCGGGATCGAGCCAGCGGTGGTCAAAACCATGGCCGCGATCCGAACACATGCCGCCCAACCGCCCGCACCCAAACCGCCGACACCGCGCACCGGAACCAAGCAGGCGCAGATCATCACCCTTCTGCAGCGCCCCGAAGGCGCTACTATCGCCGAGATTGTCGTGGCAACCGGTTGGCAAGCTCATAGCGCGAGGGGCATGATTTCAGGGGCGTTGAAGAAGAAGCTGGGCCTGCCTGTCACCACGGAGAAGGTCGAGGGGCGTGGCACGGTACATCGCCTGAACGCCTCCTGAGCATCTGAATTTCATCCCCAGCGCTGGAACAACCTGCGCAGCGCGTAGCTGCGCAGGAGTGATATGCCAACGAAAACCGCACCGATCATCAGGTTTTCGCCAAGATGCAGGTGCAGGCCGAACCATGGGAACACCACGATCTGTGCCGCGACGGCCAAGATATAGCCCACGACGACATTCGTGACGGCTTCGACAAATGACATTCGTCGGGACTGTGTCATGCGCGTTTCCTCGTTTGAGGAGCCGGGCTCTCAGCCTCGTCCTGTTCGGCGGCGCGACTGGCCATCCGCCCCGTCGCTATCTCCCACCGTCGCACGGCGACGTCGCAATAGACCGGGTCCAGTTCCATCGCGAAACACCTTCGCCCAGCGCGTTCGGCAGCGATCAACTGGGTGCCGGAGCCGCAGAAGGGTTCATAGATCAGGTCGCCCGGATCGCTGAAAGCAGTCAGCACTGCTTCGACCAGCGCCACAGGGAATACCGCCGGATGCGATCCGGCCGCGCCCAGCCCTCCCTTGTGGCGCATGATCCGGAAAACGCTGTCGGGGATGCGGTGGCTTTGGATCGCGTTGCCGGTGCCGGTCTTGGCGTGAACGGTGCCGTCGGCTCCGCGCAGCCCACCGCCGCCGAGGGTTACACCCGCGTGTTTGGACGGGACAGTTTTGTGTGGTTTGCGTGAGCTGTGGTTGAAGTGGAAAATGAACTCGTGCGACGGGGCCAGGCGGCCGTTCCAGTCGCCCGGCAGACCCGGGCCCTGATCCCACACATACCAGCCAAAGCGTCGCCAGCCAGAGGTGCGCATCCATTCCACCCATCCTTCCCAATAGGGCATCCATTCGCCGTCGCGGTGCACGAGGCCAAGGTTCACCAGAAGCTGGACGTCGTCCGTGACCGGGGCCGCTGTGAACACGCCCTGCATCAATGCGTCCCAATCGCCGACCTTGTCCTTGGCCGCGCCATAGTCGCGCTGCTGGGCATAGGGTGGCGAGGTGAACATCAGCGTCGCTTGTTCGCCCTGC